TGCATCATTGGCGCACTCGACGATACTACGGGCAACCCTTCAGCGAAGTATTGTCCGACTTCGAGGCCATGACGTGGAATGAACGCTTGCAATTCGTCGAGGATAATTTACAATGAAACAATTTCTGCGAGTAATGCGAACGCTTGTGGAGGCCATTGTGCTTGTATTTATGTTCGCAAGTGTCTGGGCCCTGACATTCATGCTTCAGGCCATTCTTTAGTCAATCCTTTGGAGTATTTCAACATGAACACAATTAAACGCATTCGCAAAGTAAAAAATCGCTACGGTGTTACCAATGGCCCCGTGTTTCTCGGGTTTCACTTTCGCAAGCTGTCGTGGTACGTACAGAAACCGGCACCACGTCGGCACTTGTGGTCCATTCACCACATTGAGGACAATCAAGGCCACGTCGAGGTCGAATAGCGAATGAATATATTCTACACGGACAGAAACCCAGACCGATGCGCTCGAGATCATTGTGACAAGCACGTTGTCAAGATGTTGATCGAGTATGCTCAACTTTTGAGCACTGCCCACCATTTACACGGAAGCGGCGACGTGTCACTGTACCGAGTGACGCACAAAAACCACCCTTCGGCCCTATGGGCCCGAGAGAATGCTCAGCACTACTATTGGCTGTATGCCCTCTGGGAGTCCCTGAGCGACGAGTATACTCGGAGGTATGGTAGGGTGCATCGGTCATGGGATCGCCTCTCTACGGCCCTCTCAGAGGCTCCTGAGGGCATTCCTAGTGGGGACTTCAGAGATCCACCACAATGCATGCCCGAGGAGTACAAAGGGCCCGATGCTGTCAAAGCTTATCGGGATTATGTTCGAGGGGGTAAATCGTTTGCGGTCTGGAAGCACTCCGCAGCCCCTATCTGGTACAACGCACGGGAGAATTCGTTATGAGTGATTACCCTGAAAACATTGGAGAGGATGAGGCCGAAGCTTATAGGGAGATGTTTGAGGAAGCTCGGGAGAGTGAGGATCATCAGCGACAATGGGAGGAAGAGATGTTTCGCAAGGAACGGAAGTCTGTTATAATCAACCCGACCGAGAACCATACCGTATCCGGTCAAACGTTCCACCCACAAGTTGACGGAGACCACAAATTATGACACGCACCGAAATGATGCAGGAGATTTGGGATTATGAGTCGAATCTAATGACCGTCCCAGAGCTCCAGAGATGGGCGGAGAGGGGTTTTAAGGATTACCTGTACACCCTATCCGACCTGAGACTGAAGAACCGCCACGAGGCCCTAGAGTGGCTCAGAGACCTACCTACCAAGGAGACAACCCCATGAGATGTCAGATCTGTGACAAAGCACTGAACGACTATGAAGCAACCCGCAAGGACGTTGTGACGGGAGAGTACCTAGACACTTGTTCGGAATGCCTATCCGCAATCAGAGAATCTTTGCAGGACTTCGAGGAAGACACACCCTACCGTTACGATGTTGGCCTAGATGATGAAATAGTGCTTGACAACAAAGAACAAACCTGATATAATCTAAGGTATACTTAAGGGCCCTAAGGGTTACTTAAGGATTACTTAAAGATAAACTAAACGACTAACTAAAGGATTATCCCTTATGGACACATTAGAATACTATGGTGTTACCGCAGTGCGCCTTGAGGTTGCTGGTAATGGTTTCATTCTACACTTCTGGGCCGCCACGGAGCCCGATGGTTATCGTGATGAAGTCAATCTAGTTTTTCCCACCATTGACCCTGCCTTAGAAGTACTCAAGAAACTTGTTGACAAACGATGATCGTTGTGCTATACTGTAAGGACAAGGTGAGCAATTCCTGCGAGCCTAAAACTTTGGAGATATACTTATGAAATTTTTCTATTCCACCCTTCTCACTCTTGCCGTAATCCCTGCAGCATTCGCTGACTACTATGGCAATCAAAACTCCGGCAACGGCTATGGCTACGGCTATGGCCAGACCGAGGCAACCTCTGCCGGCAACGCTGGCGCAACTGGTAAATTCAGCATGACCATCAACGCTGAAGGTAATGGCTACATGTCTGGTGCTGCCGATGGCAACGCAAGCACTCAGGGTGTGGTCGACGCAAAAGCAAACGAAACAGGAAAGTAATCTATGTCTGTAATCACTGGTAAAGTAGCATTCGCCAATCTGACCGAGCATGAATCATTCAATGGTCAGTCGACTGGCAAGTACTCAGTAGTTGTGACTCTCGATGAAGAACAAGCTGACAAGTTGGCGTCTGAGGGTGTAAAGCTCAAGACCTACAAGAATGAGACTCAACGCAAGTTTGCCACCAAGTTCGCTGACTTCCCCGTCATCGACAATGAGGGTGAACCGTTGTCCAAGAGCTCAGTGCGTTATGGTGACACCATTCGCATCAAGTATGGTCTTGGCAAGCCCCATCCGGTCCACGGCACTTCAGTGTATCTGAATGCAATCCGTGTGGTCGAGAAGGCTGCCATTGAAAGCGTAGATGATGAGGAGTTCTAAATAGGTGGCTGCTGCTCCCCGTGTCCGAGTAATCGGTGGGAGTAGTAAGTATCTAGTATCCTGAGCATTTGATACAAAACTGCTCCAGCTTGATCCGATGCGGGTAGTTCCAAAAGCTACCTAAGGCCGGTGCTTTCACTGGCGGCAGCATCCCCGCAGTATGGTAAGCGGGATCTATTTCAACCATCCTGCATAGGGGCAGATAAGTGGAAGCGATTGAATCACAATTTATTGGCCACAAACCGTGTGCCAAGTGTGGGAGTAGTGACGCACTTGCAGTCTACTCCGACGGTCATGGCTACTGCTTCAACTGCCAAACCCATTTCAAAGAGGTGGATAACGTGGAAGCTACGGCACAGAACGTTGTGAGCTACAATCGTCCTGCGGAGATGCTAGGGTCTCCCATGGCAATCACTGAACGTCGAATCTCTCTTGATACCGTCAAGAAGTATGGCGTCACAATCGAGACGGCTTCCAATAGCCGTGATCCGATCAAGCATCATTATCCGTACTATGATAATGGTGGTCACTTCATTGGAACCAAGGTACGTCGACTTGCGGATAAGCAATTCAATACCTCTGGCAACATGAAGAACAACACTCTCTTTGGACAGCAACTGTTCAAGAATGAGGGTCGTTTCGTTACCGTCACTGAGGGTGAGCTGGATGCATTGGCTGCTTTCGAGATGTTGGGGTCTAAGTTCCCCGTAGTCTCCGTGAGCAAGGGTGCTGCTGGTGCCGTCAAAGACTTCAAGCAAAATCTAGAGTGGCTCGAGGGCTTCGAGAATGTTGTCATTTGTTTTGACAATGACACTGCTGGCCGTGAGGCTGCCGATAAGTGTGCTCAGATACTTTCGCCCAACAAGGCACGTATCGTCACGCTAGGGTCCTTCAAGGACGCCTCAGACTACCTTCTGCACAACAAGGTACGTGAGTTTACCAATGAATGGTGGGAAGCAAAGACTTACCGCATGACTGGCATTGTGACTCTCGAGGACGCATGGGCAGACTTTATTCAACGAGGCACTGAAGAGATCATTCCATTCCCCGAGTCCTTTGGCATGTTGAACAATATGCTCAATGGCGGCATTGCGGCAGGGGAAATTACCGTCTTGGGTGCTCTCACATCCATCGGTAAGACCACCATGGTCAATGAGATTGTCTATCATTTCTGGAAGAACACTACCAAGCGCATTGGTTGTGCATTCTTGGAGGCATCCAATGGTGAAGCGGTTGAGAATCTTCTCACAATACATACGGGACACAATCTGGCTCTCGAGGATCGTAAGAACATTGATTTTGATAAACTCCACACGGACATTGTAACCGACGGTCGCATTCTCCTGCTGGATCATCACGGTGCTGTAGACTCCGATGAGTTGTTCATCAAGCTCCGTGCAATGGTCAAAGGATCTGGCTGTGAAATCATCGTAATCGATCCTCTACAGGCCGCAGTGACGAGCAACACCAATGAGACCATTGATGACTTCATGGATCGTTTGCTCAAGCTGGCCAAGGAGACCCATGTTTCAATCATCGTGGTCAGTCACATGCGTAAGCCATCACTCAGTAATCCACACAACGTCAATGAATATGATCTGAAGGGCTCTGGCTCAATCAATCAGATTGCATTCAATACGATTTTGTTGTCTCGTGATAAGATGGCTGAGGATGACTACACTCGAAACTCTACGATGATTCAAGTAGTCAAATGTCGACGCACGGGGTTGACAGGCATGGCCGGTTGGTTATATTATAATGGAGTGACTGGCCGACTAGAACGAGGAGAGGCACCTGAGCAACATCAGGCGTCTCAAGAGGATGAGTTCTAAGCGAAGGGAACGCAGAGCATTATACGTCAATGGCGTGAAGGCAATCCTTGGTGACAAATGCCACGATTGCGGATATGACAAACATTGGGAGGTACTTGAGTTTCACCACGTCATTCCTAGGCAACTCTCGGGACGCCCCACGATGCAACAGGTCAAAGACTGGTCGTGGGAGAGAGTCCGAGATGAGTTGCTAGAGCACTGCGTTCTACTTTGTCCTACCTGTCACCGAGAAAGACATCTTTTAGACGATAATGACAGCTTAAGGTTTACGAATGAGGTTGATATTTGACATTGAAACTGATGGACTCAATCCGTCAGTGGTGTGGGTCCTTTGTGCCATGGATGAACATGGCGTAGAGACCACTCTTCAAATGCCTACCAAGGCAGACGTAGAAGCACTACTGAAGGACGTCACTGAAGTTGTCGGTCATAATATCATTAGCTTTGATGTGCCAGCACTTGAGAAGGTCCTAGGCGTATCATTCGATGGTATTAAACTTACAGACACTTTGGTCATGAGCCGTCTCTACAACCCACAACTAGAAGGTGGTCATTCACTTGATTCATGGGGACAACGACTTAAGTTCCCCAAGGGAGACTTTCATGATTGGTCTAAGCTTACGCCAGAGATGGTGGTTTATTGTCAGCAAGACGTGCGAGTTACTGAGAAACTATATCGAACGTTGGCAGATAAGCTTGCTCCATTTGGAGACGAAAGCATTGAGCTTGAGCATCGAGTACAAAGTGCAATTGTCCGACAGATCAAGAATGGGTGGTTATTAGATCAAAGGAAGGCCTTTGACCTTCTAGCAATTTTACAGGAAAAGAAAAATGAGCTTGAAGAAAATGTTCTACAAACTTTCAAACCACTTCCGACGTTTGTACGGGTGGTGCTTCCAAAATTCAAGAAAGATGGGTCCTTGTCATCGGTTGGACTCAAATTCTTGGGCTCTGACTGGAGTTCTGTTGGTGGTGATTTTAGCCGTATTGATTACCCTGAATTCAATCTTGGAAGTCGGAAACAGATTGGACGCTACCTACAACACTTTGGGTGGAAACCAGACAAATTCACTGACAACGGGCAGGCCATAGTAGATGAATCTGTTCTCTCGACTGTTGATGATATTCCTGAGGCTGCGTTGATCGCTGAGTACCTCTTGGTACAAAAGCGTATTGCACAGGTTCAATCATGGGTGGACGCCGTTGAGGATGATGGCCGTGTTCATGGTAGTGTAAATTCAATCGGTGCCGTTACGGGCCGTATGACGCACAGTAGTCCAAACATGGCCCAAGTTCCTGCGTCCTATTCTCCCTACGGTGAGGAATGCAGAAGTTGTTGGACAGTCCCTGAAGGTAAACGTTTGGTCGGCGTAGATGCCTCGGGACTTGAGTTGAGAATGTTAGCCCATTACATGGACGATGAGGATTATACACATGAGCTACTCACTGGAGACATCCATACGGCAAATCAACAAGCTGCTGGATTGCCTACACGAGACGGAGCGAAAACTTTCATCTACGCCTTCCTCTACGGAGCGGGAGATGCAAAAATTGGAAGCATTGTCGGAGGCTCTTCAAAAGATGGAGCAAAACTTAAGGATCGATTCCTTGAGAATACTCCAGCACTGGCAGGACTTAGACAACGAGTTAGCACTGCGGCAGCTCGGGGGTACCTTAGGGGACTTGATGGGCGCAAATTGTGGCTCAGGTCTGAACACGCTGCCCTGAATACTCTTCTGCAATCCGCAGGGGCCATTGTGATGAAGAAGGCTCTGGTGATCTTTGAAGAATTTGCGGAGAAATGGGGCCTTAATGTCCGCATGGTTGGTAATATCCACGATGAGGTTCAGATGGAAGTGGCTGCCAAGGATGCTGAGAATGCTGGTTACTTAATGGTAGAATCAATCAAGGCCGCAGGTATTTCATTCGACATGCGTTGTCCGTTGGATGG